CGTATGCCGAGGGTTCCTATCCCCACTTTATAACCAACACATTCAAAGTGCACAAAAGAGAGTTTTGCGCACTTTGAGTATGCTGAGGATACAGTGAATACTTGCACTGCTGTGGCTAAAAGGCGAGTGTAGCTGGGGGCATACCCAGATAAATAAATAGCTATCCTACTCAATATGGTTGAAATTTTCGCACTTAGTGCACCCCTAGTTAGGAAAACCGGCAAGTTCAAACATAAGTTGTTGCAGGAATCTCAGTGGAAAGCAACTCCATTGTTTTCTGATGATGAAATTTTATTTACTGTTCAACTTAAAGATTTTGATCGGGCCCCAGCAGTGGTTATGCCTTGGGCTGCTTCAGTGCGAGATACGATTTATTGGGAAAGCGTGGCAAGTGATTTGAAGAAGTTATTATCACCGTTCACTGAAGTTTCCAAGATGATAGGACGTGGTTTGACCACCATTGTCCGAAAGCCATATGATTTAGTTGCTTCAAGATGTGTTGAAGTTGAAAGAGCAAGGGATTTGTGTAGTAGGTATCGAAGAGAGGCAAGTGAGGTTGTCGATGGGTTTGGGGATTCTTATGTTGAATCCACTTATGATCCTAGAATGTTTTTACAGTTGGCGCCTGATATTGTTGTTGAGCCGCCTGGGGACGAAGAGGAGCTGGTGATGAACTCAGTTGCTTTGTCTCATCTGCCTTTTAGTAGGGTGGAAGGTGTTCAGCAGGTAGTTGGAAACAATTACGTTATCAGAAAAGGCAAGAGAACATTTTATTGTCACACCCTGTTGTCAATGCTCAAAGCTCGTCTAGGTGCGATGCCTAAAACGGAGCTCAATTTGAGAGTTGTAAGAAGGAATGCTTTTAAGGAGTGTGAGACCCATGGGTTGAGACCACGTGATCGTGCTGTGGCTGTAGAGTTTGTAACTCAAATGTACTTTAAGTACAGTGCCATTGAGCGTGAAGTGGGTTTTATGTCCATGGCTTATGACAATCCAGAGCCTAAAGGGTGGTTTAAACGTGCATATCACGATTTTAGACTATTCTTTGGGCTTGGCAGGCCTTTGGACCCTCTCTATGAGTAGGGGAGCCTTACCATTGCTACACAGTGTGCACCTAGTTTAACTTATTGTGTTCAACAGGCAAGAGATGTTGAAACTAGTGTTGCATGTGCGGAAGTCACTGTGAAATGCAATGGTAGGGCTGTGTTACCAAGGACATATAGTGTAATAGGAGGAATTACACTAGGTCCTCGGGAGTTGGTGGTTAATGGGAGAAGTGTCACAACTTTGCATGCTAGTGTTGTTGAGAGAGTATTTTATTGTGCCAAGAATGGGCAAGTGTTGTCCCCTTTGAAGCCCCAAGAGAATGTTTTCCGTCAGTTGTTAAAATTTAAACGCAAATTGTGTTTTGCATTTGGTAGTAAGCCCACCCGTTTGGTGCCCGAGGAGTTTGTGGCGCTGTACAAGGGTCGGAAGAGAACCATTTATGAAAATGCTTTGCCGGAATATTACAACGGCGTGAGGCCTGTGCACGCACGGGTGAAAACATTTGTCAAGGCTGAAAAGGTGAAACCAGCTGCTCCAAGATCTATACAACCACGTGATCCTGTGTATAACATAGGTGTGGGTGTGTATATCAAGCACATTGAACATACTCTTTATAAAGCAATAGCGCGAGTTTTTGGTCAGAAAATGGTTGTTTCAAAAGGGTTTAATGTCGTTGATTTAGGTAACAACATTTCAGAATTATGGAATGAGGTGCATGATCCTTGTTTCGTTGGTTTCGATGCTAGTAGATTTGACATGCATGTGTCAGTTGACGCATTGAAATGGGAGCATTCGATATATAACTGGTTGTATGATTATGATCCCGAACTGGT